TCATTGAAGCATCTCTTCGGTCACTTCGGTGGTGGTGAGCGTTTCCATGCTGCCGCGGTTGATCGCCTGCAGGATAGCGAGGCAATCGAAGTATTGCTGACCGGTCACGGCATTGTCGGCCATAAAGCGTTCGACGTACGACCTTTGCCACCTTGGACGGCCATAGGTAACGGCGGTAGAGACCAGGGCATCCCCGCCACGCAAGATTTCTTCGCGATATTCGATCCCATAGCTGCAGCCGTAGCCATCATTACTGCCGACCGACAACAGTAGGTCAGGAAGCTTGGGATGATAGCCGACACCAATGGTCGTCATTTCGAGCCCCGCGCCCCTGAAGGTCTGCGCTTCTGCGCAGCGAAACCCGACCTGGTCATTCGGCCAGCAACGAATGCCATATTCAAAGTCTGAGATGGGGCCCCCGGCGTGGCCATAGTGGCTGCCATCGTCGAGCTGTCGCCATTCCAGCCGGCTATCGGCGAGCGGATCCGTACCGCGATCATCCCCGCATGCCGCGAGCATCGCACAGACGAAGATCGCGCCCCGCTTCATATCCTGCGCACGACGGCGATCACCCGACCGATCACCTGCAGCTCGTCGTCGCCAGGATCGTAATCGGGCACGTTCTCATTGTCCGAAAGCAGCGTGATCTTCCCCCCGCCCATCCGGACGCGCTTTACCATGCCGATGCCGCCCACCGAGAGGACCCATATTTGATCGTTTATGCTGATCGTGTCCCTGCTGCGATCGATCAGCAGCACGTCCCGATCGCCAATGGTCGGGTACATGCTGTCGCCGATCCCGTGCGAAAAGCACAGGAGCTGTTCGGGCGCTGCGGTGAACATGCGTACGAAAGCTCGGGGGAAGTGTTCGATCACCTCGCCGGGATCGATGCCATCGAGGAACGTGCCCCCCATGCCATAACCGAGTTCGAGCATTGGAATTGCCAAGCTGTCCCGACCAATCGGCTGTGAGACTTCTTTTCGCCGGACAGGCGGCTGAGCGTCCAAAGCGCGCGCCCAGCCCGGGAAGGCGGGATAAGCTTCCTGCAGTTTTTCGAGCGTGCGTTGGCTGAGCCTGGTGGTGGCGGTGCCGTTCAGCGGGCGCTGCAGCGTGGACGGCGCCATGTTTGCCTTCTTCGCGACCGCGGCAGCATGTGTGCCGGCATATTCGACCAGCTCGCGAAGTAGCGCCGTATCCTGTTCCAAGCCGTCCATGTTCACGCGCTAGCAGGAGCGTGGCCGCAATCGTAATTGCATAAATGCGGTTGCAGAGCCGCATTTATGCGGTTAATGCGGCTGGCATGGATGAACAGAAATGGATCGCCGACATCGAGAAGAGGGCCCGGCTTAACGGGATCTCGATCACGATGGTGTGTGGCAGGGCGAAGATCCGCACCTCCACCTTTTTCCGGTGGAAGAAGACCGCCGGCAATCCGGAGCCGACCAGCCCAACCTGGCGCAGCACCAAGGCGATCGATGCCGCACTGGCGGAGCTGATCGAAGAACGTCGGCGCAGTCGTAAGGCGATGGCCGCGTGATGGGCTTTGTTGACGCCGACGCGGCGCGGCGCGCAGTGCGCCGCCTGAAGCTGCGCAGCGCGCTGGGCGCGCTGCACACATCAGTCCCGACATTGCTGGATGTTCTTGATCAGCGCCCCAACGCGGATGCTGGTGCTGACCCGGCCGCGCGCCAGGGCGGAATCGGCCTGGCCAGCGGCGATCATCAAAGTGGCATCGGTGGCGGGTCCATCGACTGCGTCAAACGCGACGACATGCGCGAGCAGGAGCTGCTGGAGGGCGTTAACCTGGCTCTCCAGTTGCTCGATACGCTGGGTGTCGGACTTCGGCATGGGCTGTTCTCCGCTGTTGCTGGCACGGAGGGTAAGCAGGCTGCCGGAGACGGTCACTGTCTAAGTGAGGTGGCGAAATGAGCAGCCACCAATCGCTGTTATCGAGCGCCGAAATCATTGCGCTCAATCCAGCCGACGTTTTCGTGCCTGATCGCATTGGGTTCTACCATGAGGACAAGGCAATCGCCCTGGGTCGCCTGATCGCGGTGGATGGCCAACGCGATCCGATCAAGGTGAAGGCGCGAGGTCATGGCGAGAAGGCCTGGGAGCTGATCACCGGCCTGCACCGACTACGCGGCTGCGCAAACGAGGAAATCAGCGTCTTCGCGCTGGTGGTGGATGGTGAGGCTGAAGACTTCGCCGACCTGGAAGCCAGTGAAAACCTGCACCGACGTCCGCTGGGGCCGATCGAGCGCGCGAAGTTCACTGCCGCACTGGTGCAGGCCGCACAGGATCGTATCGCGCGCGAGCATGGCGGGCTGAAGCAACAGCAGCTGGCGATCAAGGCGCGCTGGGAACGGGTGAAGGCGGGCGAAACCACCCACGAACAGGCCTTGCGCGACGAAACCGAGGATACGTGTGCAAAGATTGCACACGTATATGGCTGGGAAGATTCGGTGGGCGAGGCACTGGGCCTTTCGCGCCGCACCATCCACGGCGACCTTTCGCTGTTCCGCCTGCTGATCGAGCCGTTCCCCGACCTGATCGAGGCGCTGGCAAAGCACCCGGTGATCGGAGAGAACGCCAGCCAGCTGAAGGCGATTGCGGCCGTCAAGGACGAGGCGCAGCGGCGACAAGTGATCGAGCTGGTACTGGATCAGCCGAGCATATCGGTGGACGGCGCGCGCATTCGCCTAGGCATCGACAGCGGCAAAGCACCCGCGCCCACGCCCGATGTAAAGTTCACAAGCACGATCAGCGACAGCTGGGGTCGCCTGTCGACCACGGCGAAGCGCGAATACCTGCCCCGCTTCGTCACCATGCTGACGCCCGACATGCGCAGCCGCCTGCGCGAGCTGCTCGACGAGGGGGGCAGCTGATGCGCGCCTCCTATCTCCGCGCCGTTGCGTGGCTGGCGCTGCATGACGATTGCAGCTGGGCCTATTGCACCGATGGCACGCTGAGCGTTGCGGCCCAGCTGACTGCCGAGTTGTTCGGCAAGTCGCCGCGCATCCTGGCATTCGATCTGCGCGCCAAGCGCCTGGCCGAGGGGATTGCCCATGGCCGGTGAAGTGACCCGCACCCCCAAGAGTATGCGCCACCCGCTGGATTGGTGCGTGGAGCAAGGCTGGGAATGGGACATGATTCTGGGCGCGATCGGCGCGGAACCGGAGCTGGGCGAAGGCGTGGCGATCTGGGACCCTTGCGCCGGCTTCGGCCACAGCGGTTCGCGTCTGGAAGGCTGGGGCTTTACCGGGCGCATTTACCTGTCCGATTTGGTCGAGAACGTGGCGTGGGATGATTTTCATCTCCGACCTACCTTCTTCCTCGCCGATTTTCTGACCCTGACAGAGCCGCCTAAGAGCCCGATCAGCGTCTTCTTCAATCCGCCCTTCAGCTACATCGACGGGATCTGGGAAGACTGCGTTCGGCATGCGCTGAAGCTGGCCACGCACCGCGTGGTGGCGATCGCCCCGCTGAAATACACCGCTGGCGGTCTGAAGCGCGGCAAGCTGTTCCGGTTCGACCATCCGCCGCAGCTGCAGCTGATCTTCACCCAGAGGCCCAGCATGCCGCCCGGCGATATGATCGCAGCGCTAGGCAAGGATGCCTATCGGAAGGGGCAGATCGATTACTGCGCCTTCGTATGGGACGTGCGCGAGCCGACCCAGCCCGGCGAAACCCGCACAGTCTGGCTGCCCCGGTTCGATGATCCGATCGAGGGGATCACGTGATGGTGGCGCTGACCCCGAGGCAGCGCGACACGCTGCGGTTCATAGCCGGATTCATCGACGCGAACGGTGTCGCCCCCACCAGGGACGAAATTGCCCAAGGCCTGGGGCTTGCGCGGCGCAGCGCAGCGCACCGCCTAGTTGCAGCGCTGGAAGAGCGCGGTGCCGTGCGCACCGCCTCGCGCCAAGCGCGTTCGATAGAGGTCATTTCGCCGATAGCCCTGCCGCGCGCACCTGACGGTGCGCCGCTGCGGTCTGTTCCGATCGGAGGTGCGCGATGATCAACCTGGAGCCGTTCGAGCGGCACATTTTCGAGCTGTCCGATGCCGGACAGCAGCCCAATGAAATTGCCGCGGACCTGAAGTTACCAAGGCGCGCGGTCCAGAACCTAGTGCGCAGCCTCAATTGGAGCATGGCCGAGGATCGGCTGACCGCTGCCGCGCTGGAACGGGGCAGCACCCAGCTCGCCGCGGCCGTGATCGCGGCGGGAGGGCACCGGTGATGCCGACCCGCGCCGAACAGCTGCGCCACCACCGCAAATGCTTCGAATACGGCCTGCAGCGCGGGATCACCCCGCGCGAGGCCGAGCTGGAGCTGAAGCTGCAGGCGGCGCGCGATCGCGCCCGGGCGCTGCAGGCGCAGATGGAAGCGAAACACCGCGCAACCTGCATCGCACCAGTGCCGATCGCCACGCCTGACGCGCCGAAATCCGAACCCTGGATGATGAGAGACTGATCATGGCCAAGACCACCAACCTTTCCGCACGCGCCAGCCTGCATCGGCTTGGCCTCGAGACCGATCTGCCCCTGGGGGCCACAGTGGCCGACCCGGCCCAGTGGGATGCGATTCTGGCCCATTATCGCGGGGCTGCGCGTGAGATGCGCGACGGTGCCGGCGAGTACCTGGCGGCCGATCCCTATTTCGCCGAATGGCACCAGCTGGAGGGTGAGGACGAAGAAAAGCGCGACGGCGCGGGCGCCTGCCTATGGGCGGTCACTGCCAATGTGATCGGGGTCGGCGCGCTGATCGGGTGGGCGCTGTCGTGAGCGGCCGAATCCACCCCTCCACCGCACCGCGTCCAACCATCCGGCCGCAGATCCGCCGCAAGCGCTCTTTGCAGATCGACCTGAACAGCGTGCCCAGTTCGATGGAGCAGCTGGCAGAGAGCTGGAAGGGCAATCGGTGAGCGACGGCACCAAGATCGAATGGACCGAGGCGACGTGGAACCCGATCACGGGCTGCAGCGTCACCAGCCCCGGCTGCACGAATTGCTATGCCATGAAGCTGGCGGGCACCCGCCTGCGCAACCATGCAAGCCGCGCCGGGCTAACCGCCGAGAGCCAGGCCGGCCCGGTATGGACGGGCGAAGTCCGGTTCAACGAACAATGGCTCGACCAGCCCCTACGGTGGAAGCGCCCGCGCATGATTTTCGTCTGCGCGCATGGCGACCTGTTCCACGAAAGCGTGCCCGACAAATGGATCGACCGGGTGTTCGCGGTGATGGCGCTTTGCCCGCAGCACACCTTCCAGGTGCTGACCAAACGCAGCGCGCGGGTGCGGGAGTATCTAACAGACAATCTGGCAGTGCGTGTCCAAAATGCTGTCGACAACTTGGAGCCTGACGGATTGTGGAAATTCAAGGGTCACGAGCCCTGGGTAATCTCCGATATCAGAGATAGCGAACGAGGCGACTACCTCCCGAACCTCTGGCTGGGCGTCTCGGTCGAGGATCAGGCGCGTGCCGACGAGCGCATTCCCGATCTGCTCGCCACCCCCGCTGGCGTGCGCTGGCTCTCATGCGAGCCGCTGCTGGGGCCGGTCGATCTGCGCAGTTGGCTGCCTGACTGCTACGAGTGTGGAGCATCCTGTGGCTTGCGGCTGCCAAGCCCGCCTAAGGTGGAGCGATGCACAGAGTGCGGCGAAGAATGCGGTCCTGAAACCGAACCAATGTTCTCTGAAGGCTGCCCAAAATGCTCGGGCGAGCTGGAATTTATCTGCCCCGATTGCGGGCATTACATGGTCTATCAACACCCCGACACGCCTAACCTCGACTGGATCGTGGTCGGCGGCGAAAGCGGACCCGGCGCCCGTCCGATGCACCCCGATTGGGCCCGGAGCCTGCGCGACCAGTGTGCAGCGGCAGGCGTACCGTTCTTCTTCAAGCAATGGGGTAATTACCGCCCGACCAGCGATGCCAATGGCGAATACATGATCCCGGTAGCGAAGAAGCAGGCCGGACGCCTGCTGGACGGCGTACAACATGATGGGATGCCGAGGGGGCAGGATGCCTAAGGCAAAGGCGCATCCCGACCAGGTCCCTTTCGACTTCGCAGCGCCAGCGCCGCGCAGAGGCCGTGCCGCGCTGGCCGGGCTGGAGAAGCGCATAAATGAAACCGTGGGGACCATGTTGAACAGTGATCCGCGTCCGCGCGAGGTGATTGCCGCTGAAGTCAGCGTGCTGCTGGACGAGGAAGTCAGCGCGGCGATGCTGAATGCCTATTCCAGTCCGGCGCGGGTCGAACACCGTGTTCCGATGAGCCGGTGCTTCGCCATCGCCGTCGTGACCGCCAGGCAGGATCTGCTGGACCCGCTGGTGCACGAAATCGGCGCGGCCCTGCTGGTGGGGGACGAAGTGAAGACCGCCCGGTTGGGCCAGCTGCAACAGACGATTGCCGCGGCACAGAAGGAAATGCGCGAACTCAAGGGCAATGCCCCGAAAATGCGGGGGGACAGCTAAGTGGCAAGTACACAGCCCATTCATTCGGATTCGTTCGCAACGGACGGCGAGGCGTGGTTTTCCGCCGCCGACCTGGCAGAACTGGCATTGCCCGGCCTGCCAACCGACAAAAGGTCGATCGCTCGGCGCGCGAAGGACGAGCGGTGGAACAGCAGAGCAGACGCCAAGGGCAACTTGCTGGTACGGCCGCGGCGCGGACAGGGCGGAGGCCATGAATTCCACGCTTCGCTTTTGCCGCCTGCGGCACAGCTTGAGTTGGCCCGTAGGGGCCTGATCGAGAGGGCGAACCAGGAAGGAAGCCGCGATGAAGATCGCCATGGCTGGCGCTGGTTCGAACAGCAGACGGACAAGGCGCGCAAGGTTGCCCGTTTTCGCCTAGAGGTCGTGGGCGAAATCGAAGTTCTGGAAGCCGCAGGGGCAACCCGCACTGCGGCAGTGGCAGAAATCGCGGCCACCCGATCGCTGGGCAAAAGCACGCTATGGAACTGGCTGCGCGCGGTCGACGGGATCGACCCGGCCAACCGGTTGCCCGCCCTGACGCCGCGGCGAAAAGGTGGCGGTACGCAGGCCGAAATCGATCCGGAACTGTGGACTGTATTTAAGAGCGATTATCTGCGCGCGTCGCAGCCGACGTTGACCAGCTGTTACGATCGCACCGCAGCGATCGCGGCTGCAAAGGGCCTTTCAATGCCGTCTGAGCGTACGTTCAGAAGGCGGTTGGAAACGATCGATCCCGGCATTGTGACGCTGAAGCGTAAGGGCAGCGAAGCCCTGCGCCGATCGGTCCCCGCACAGCGCCGCACGATCGAGCACCTGCATGCGCTGGAGCATGTGAATGTCGACGGACACCGGTTCGATGTGTTCGTGAAGGACAGCGAAGGCCGTGTGTTCCGCCCCATGATGGTGGCGATCCAGGACATCTATTCGAGCAAGATCGTGGCCTGGCGCCTCGCAGAAACCGAAAGCGCGGTGTTGACCCGATTGGCCTTTGCCGATTGCTTTCGCGAGTTCGGCATTCCCAAGCACTGCACGCTGGACAATGGCCGTGCCTTCGCCAGCAAATGGATCACCGGCGGAGCAAAGACCCGGTACCGCTTCAAGATCCGCGAGGAAGAGCCGACTGGCCTGCTGACCGGACTGGGGATCGAGATCCACTGGGCGCTGCCATACCGCGGGCAATCCAAGCCGATCGAACGCGCGTTCCGCGACATGTGCGACCGGATTGCCAAACATCCTGCGATGGAGGGCGCATACACTGGCAACAGCCCCATGGCGAAGCCGGAGAATTACGGCAGCCGCGCGGTGCCGATGGACGAATTTATCGTGCATGTGGCGCAGGGAATTGCGGCTCATAACGCCCGCTCGGGCCGCAGGGGCCGCAATTACGCCGGGCGCAGCTTCGACCAGGTCTTCGAGGAAAGCTATGCCGCCGCGCCGATCGGCAAGGCGACGGCAGAACAGCTGCGCATGGCGTTGCTGAGCGCAGAGCAGGTGCTGGTAAACCGGACGACCGGCGAGGTCAGCCTGTTCGGCAACCGGTACTGGAGCGTGGAATGCGGAAGCCTGCATGGCCAGCGCGTGACGGTGCGCTTCGACCCCGACAATCTCAACGAAGATATTCACCTGTACGCGCAGGACGGCCGATATCTGACCAGCGCGCAGGTGATCGACGATACCGGGTTCGACGACGTGGCCGGTGCCAAGGAAACGGCCAAGCGGCTGAAAGGATATCGCCAGCTGATCCGCGATGCGGCCACGGCAGAGGGTCTGCTGGATGCCGAACAGGTGGCAGCGATTCAGCCGGGAACACCAACGCGCGCGGCACCCCATCCGGGCGTAGTGCGACCCGTCCGGCACCGGGGCACGGCAGGCGCCGCGGCCGCCGCGCTCAAACCACGACACGAAGAACAGGAAGAACGCCAGACGCGCGTGTTCAACGCGCTGCGCCTGGTGACCGATAACCAGCCATGAAGAGATCGGCGCGCGGGGATCGATTGGAACCCGCCCCCGCGCACCGTGCCCAACAAAGGACGGAGACTAGGGTAGCATGAACGATCCAAAGAAACAGCAGATCGATGTGGAGCAGCAGCGCGCCTGGCTGAACCAGCACAAGGAAGAGACGGGCCTGAGCTGGAAGCAATTGGAGGCGCGTATCGGTCGATCGAGCAGCACGCTGAGCCTGTTTGCCAGCAACAAGTATGGCGCACCAGGCGAACTGATTGCCGAGGAAGTCTTCGTCTATCGGCAGACGCTGGCCGCGAAAGCCGCGGCCGCCAGTAAGGCGGTAGAGCTTCCCGATTACTATCCGACTGCCACCAGCCTGCAGCTGATCAGCCTGCTGACCTGGGCAAAGCGGGGTCGCATCACCATGGCGGCGATGGGGCCGGGAATGAGCAAGAGCATCACCGCCCGCCATTTCGACGCCTGCAATTCTAACGTGTTTCTGGTCACGATCAGCCCGGCGACATCGGGCATCCGTGCCATGCTGCGCGCAGTGCTGCATGCGATGGGTGTCGCCAGCCCAACGGGTGATATCCAGAGCATGTCGATGCAGATCAAGGATCGGGCTGCGAAGCTGCAAGATCCGCTGCTGATCCTGGACGAAGCGCAGCACCTGACTGTGCAATCGATCGAGGAAGTACGCCATTGGCACGACGCCACCGGCATCGGCATCGCGCTGATGGGCAATGAGCAGGTGCAGCAAAAGATCGATGGCGGATCGCGCGCCGCGGCCTTTGCCCAGCTGTTCAGCCGAGTAGCGCAATCGATCGTGCGGTCGCGGCCGTTGCCCGACGATGTGGATGTGCTGCTGGATGCCTGGGGCATCATGGATCCGGCGATCGCGCGTGAAGTACACCGGATCGCCCAGCTGCCCGGTGCGCTGCGCGGCGTGACCTTCACACTGGAGCTGGCGAAGATGCTGGCAATTTCCGAGCATGCGCAGCTGCACGTAAAGCATGTCGAGGATGCCTGGGCGCAGCTTTCACGCCGCACAGTGGGGGCGTGACCATGAGTACCAGCATCCGCCGCGCGATTACCGATTTCATCGCACTGCAAGGCCGCGACGCTGCCCTGCGTGAAGCGATCGCGCTTCCCCAAATCCTTGCCGCTGCCGCAATCGTCATGGTCGCAGCGGCAGTCATGCTGGAGCATTGAAATGCGGATCATCGGATACGAGGACAAGCGGATCGGCGAACTGGCCTTCGTCTATATCCGGCTGCACGCTGGCATCGACCGCATCGAGCTGCAATCGAAGCGCCGCGCCCGCAACCTGGTGGAAGGGCGTACGCTGTTCACCTGGATACTGCGCAACCATACCGGAGCGCGACCTGCGAGCTATCCCGCGATCGGCGAATTGCTGGGCGATCTTGATCCTTCGAGCATCCGATACCTGGATGCGAAAGCAGACATCCTGCGCGAGCGAGATCCCGCCTTCGTTGCACTGTGCACCGGCTTTGCCCACTTCGAACGAGAGCGCAGGGGAGATCCGGTATGACCGCGGCAAGTGCACGGCCCGCTACGTTCAACCGCAGCACGCAGCATCGGCGATCGATGCTAGGCAAGATCCATATCGCCAAAAAGCAACTGGCCATGGACGAGGACGATTATCGCCAGCTGCTGTTCGAACAGACCGGCCATGGCAGCGCGGCCGATTGCAGCGACGCGCAGCTGGCGCGAGTGATCGAACAGCTAAAGGCGAAAGGGTTCAAGCCGCTGCCCAAACCGGCAAAGACAGCAGCGACACATCCGATGGCGCGCAAGGCCCGCGCACTGTGGATCAGCCTGCATCACCTGAACGTGGTGCAGAACCCTGCGGAAGAAGCGCTGGAGGCATTCAGCCGACGCCAGCTGGGCTGCGCGAAACTGAACTGGGCGAACCAGCGCGAGGCCTACAAACTCATCGAAGCGCTGAAGGCGATGGCGCTGCGTCATGGCTGGCGGCAGACGGCTGCGCATGACGGGCACCAGCTGAGTCCGAAAGAGCTGCAGATGCACCTGTGCGAGGTGATCCTGGCCCGGTTGAAGGATGGCGGCCACGTGCCCGACGACTGGTATCTGGATATCGCAGCAAAGCGACTGTGCGGCATCGATACGACAGCGACCGAAACTGGATACACGGCCGAAGATTACGGCCGTCTGGCGAAGGCGCTGGGCGACAAGCTGCGCACGCTGGCCAACCCGGTGCCAGAGGCATGAGCGCCGAACTGAAGGCCGCTTTGACGCTTGTGGAGCGTAGGGGCATCGCGCCGCTGAAGCGCGTGACCGCATTGCAAACCGGTGCCGACTGGTCGGCCTATATCGCGCGCCGCGACGAGGTCGAAACGCAAGTTGCCGAAGCGCTGGAGCAGCAAGGCGCACGGATAAAGCGCGAATGGAATGGCGTGCAGATCCGCATGTGCGGGCTGACAGCGCGATCGACCACTAGCCTGCTGGGCGCGCTGCAGAACTGGCGCAGCCAAGCCGAAACCTGGCTCCCCAAAGAAAGGACCAAGCGATGAAACCGCTACTGAAGCTCGCGGCGAGCGCCGCGACGATGAAGGCGCTTATCCCTGGGGCGCGCCCCGATCGCGGGTTCCTGGCTGTTTATCGACCGGGCGAAATCAATCGTTGCCCTGGTTGCGGAGGCCAGAATTGGCTGGTCGGGCGGAGCACAGCCGAATGCGCCTTCTGCGACACGGCCGTCTCGATCGCGAGCGATGGGAAGGTACAATGACCAGCCCCAGGGTTTCCGACCATGCCCTGGTGCGCTTCCTCGAGCGGGCGGGCGGCATGGATGTCGAACGGCTGCGCGCCGACCTTTCCGCGAGCCTCGAAAGAGGTTTTGTGGCCGCCCGCGAAATCAGCGGCAGCGACTTTCTGATCCGCGTGGACGGGCTGCTGTACCTCGTCCGCAACGACTGCGTTGTGTCGGTAATCAATGATCACAATCCGCAGCAGCACGCGAGGAAGCTGCGCCGAAGGCCGGCGCAGCGATGAGCGAGGAACTGACAGCCAGCCTGAAGGCCCTCTTGGGCACAGAAGGCCTGATCCTGCTGGCCGAGAATTTCGGCGGGCGGCGGCTGTATGTGCCTGGCGATATCAAGCCCGACCATCCGATTGCCCAAGCACTGGGGGAAGACCGCGCAAAGAAGTTGGCGCGGCTATATTCGCCCGCACAAATTCGCGTGCCCCTTGCCCGCACGATCCGGGCAAGGCATTACCGGGCGCAAGGCGATTCCAATGGCGAGATCGCCACGAAACTGGGCATGACCGAAACCGGCGTCGACAAGATGTTCGACCGCATGGATTGCCCGCCCGACAAGGGCAGCGCCCAACTTTCCCTGCAAATCTAACCCTTATGCCCGCGCCCGCGGGCATGCACTCCACGGCGCGGCGACCGTACACCGGGAGCCATGGACGCCGGAAAAACCCCCACCGATCCGATCACGGTCACCGCCTTCAGCGAGCGGTTCGAGCATGCCTTTGCCGAGCTGCTGGGGATCGAAGGCGGTTTCGTTGACGATCCGGTCGATCGCGGCGGCGCGACCAAATACGGCATTTCGCTGCGCTTCCTGAAGGCCGAAGGCGCGATCGACGAGGATCTGGACGGCTACGCCGATTTCGACTTGGACATGGATGGCGACATCGACGGCGCCGACATCCGCAAACTGACCGTGGGCGATGCGAAGAGCCTGTACAAGCGCAGCTTCTGGCAGGTGCTGGATTGCGAGAGCTTCCCCCGGCCGATCGGCGAAATGCTGTTCGACCAGGGCGTGAACGGCGGCAACCATGCAGCAAAGAAGATGCTTCAGCAGGCGATCAACGCCGTTCTGCGCGCCGGACAATACCGCACCATCCCGCTGAAGGTCGACGGCCAGATCGGCGAGAAGACCCGGAGCGCCTTCGATTCCATGTGGGCGCTGCACCCCGGGCAGCTGGCGATCGAATACCGCGAGGCCGTCAAAGATCGGTACGTCGCGATCGTGCGGCGCAATCCCAGCCAGGCCAAGTTCCTGAAGGGCTGGCTAAACCGGGCCGAAAGGCTGGGCCGATGATCGGGACGCTGCTGGGCTGGGCATTGGGCCTGGGCACTCTGATCGCACGCATTGCACGCGGCATTTTCGACTGGGTGACCAGCGACTGGCGCCATGCGGCAATCGCCATGCTGGGGGCGATCTGCGCCGTCCAGCTGATCTGGATCGAGCCTGCCCTGCGCGATCGCATCGCCGATCGCACGGCCGAGCGCGATACGGCGCGGCAGGAGCGTGACGACGAACGCGCGGCGCACCAGCAGACCAAGACCGATTACCGCGAAGCGCAAGCCGAGGCCGCGCGGGAAGAGCAGCTACGCCTGAGCCGCGTGAAGGCCGAACAACAGGAGATCACCGATGCGGTTGAAGCCGATTATCGCCGCCAGCTTGCTGGCCTGCATGCCCGCGCTGAGCGCTTGCGCGAAGAGCTACGCGCCGGAGCCGGTGCTGCCGGTGCGGGCAGAGGTATCGAAATGCCCGGCCTTTCCGCTGCCGGCGGCGGATCTGCTGAGGCGGCCGGCGATCATGGATTTCCTGCCGCACTCGACCGCGACCCAGCCGAGCAGCTAGAGCGCGATGTGATCGCCACCGAGCAGGCGATCCAGCTGAATGCGCTGATCGGCTGGCTGCTGAAGCAGCACGCGATCGATCCCAACGCTGACCTCCCCAACACAGCGGAGCCGCGGTGATGGAATTGGGGGAAAGGGCGATCGAGAGCAGCGGCGCATTTGCCGATGCCGAGCGCGATCGCGAGATCCAACGCACCAAGGCCAAGCTGGCGCAGGAGGGCGACGCCTTCTGCCAGGGCTGCGGCGAGGAAATACCCGCCGCGCGCCGAGCTGCCCTGCCCAGCGCGACGCGCTGCATCGAATGTCAGGCCAAGCTGGAAAGGCGGCCACGATGATCGAGGGGCCCGTTGCCTTCCACAAGTTCGCTGCCAGCTGGGTGCTGGCGGCCATGGCAAGCGTGCCGCTGGATCAGGTGGCACCGCAGGCGGAAACCGTGCTGCAGCTAGGCGGTGCCCAAGTGCCCGTGGTCACCGCAGCGCTGGGCCTGCTGGGCGTGCTTTGCGCACGGTTCCTGGCGCTGCCCAAGGAACGATCGCTGGGCACGCCCCGGTTCCTGGTGGTGAGCCTGCTGATGGTGGTGGCGGTTCAACTCTGGATCGTGGAGGCGCGGCCGGGCTGGCTGTTCGCTTTCGTGCTTTCGATCGGGCTGGGATTTTCGGGATATTCGCTGATCGAGCTGCTGGGCGACCAGGTGAAGGAGACGGTGACCGCCGGTTTTGAGGCCGCTCGCGGGGCCTTCGGCAAGCTGTTCAAGACATCGAAGGACGGGGACGCGGACAATGGATAGCGGCAAGCTGATGGAGCTGGCGATCATCGCCATCATCCTAGCCGGAATTGGCTATGTGATCTGGCGCGGCGGCGCTGCGAACCCGGTGGGGACCGGGCACCTGCAGCAACGCTTCAGAAGCTTTTCCACCGACCTTGCCACGATGAGCTCCGGCATGGAAACGCTGGGCGACCAGATCAAGGCCCTGGAGCAGAGCGGTGCGTCGGCCCATGAAGTCAAGCGCCTTCAGGGCGAGTTCGAGGCCGAGAAGGCGCGAACCGACAAGATCTACGCCACGCTGGAACGGATCGACGGTGATGTGAAGGGCATGCGCGAGGACCAAGCCGCGCGCAATCAGGTGATTGCATCGCTTTCCGATAGCGTGCGGTCGGTAGCCAACAGCCTCGAGCAGCACCGTCGCGACATTACCGAAAAGCAAAGTGCCGTGGCTGAAACATGCGCGGCGACGTCGAGCGACCTGAAGCTAATCGGACGGCAGCTCGACCGGCTTTACGATGTCATCGTTAAGAAGGGATTGGCCAAATGAGCATCGGACACGAGTTGAAAGAGAGACTTGCCGCCGATGCCCGGCTGCAGATCCTGCGGGAGCTGGCGGCGCAGACCGACGGCCGCCTTTCGATCCTGCCGCTGCAGCGCGCGCTGGACGTTTACGGAATCAAGCGCGACCGCGACTGGGTATTCACTCAGCTGCGCAAACTGGAAGCGCTCGATGCGATCAATATCCAGATGGCGGGCGAGATGCCGATCGCCCGGATCGCGCGTGTCGGCCGCGATCACCTGGACGAACGCGCGGTGATCGAAGGCATCACCCGCCCGGCGGAGGCGGAATGATATGGGCGCGATCATCGCAGGCATCGTCTATCTGATCGGCGCGGGGGTGGTTTACCTCCTCGCGATAGATCTGCTGAACGTGAAGCTGCATCTGCGCAAATTCGTGGCGCTGGCGATCGCCGCGATTTGGCCGGCTCTGCTGGTGCTGGCAGTTATCTTCCTGAGCACCGACGCGATCGAACTGGCCTGGCAACGGCGCAACCGGCGGAGGGGCGAATGACCAACCCCACCATCGACGCGATCGACCGGCTGATCGCCGCACTGACCTATGATCATATCGAGCATATCGACATAGAGAGCGGTGACACGATAGCCGAAGGCGAAGGGGTGCCGCTGCTCCAGCGCAGCATCGCCCAAGATCTTCGCCAGATCGAAGGCCGGCTGGGCGTCCACGCTAAGGGCCGCACCATTCTGGGCGCGACTGCCGATGCGATCGACGAAGCGCTGCTGGCCGCGGCCGAGGCCAAGGCCGAGCTGGCGGGAGGGGGCGCATGACGCGCGAGGCACGCGGCCGCGGGCACCTGTCGTCGATCGACATGCTTCCCGAAGAAGCAGAAGAGGATATTGTCTGGGCGCTGGAGCAGCTGCGCGAGAGCAAGCTGCCTCAGACCACGATCCTGGAAGAGTTCAATCTGCGCCTGGCTGACAAAGGGATCGATCCGATCAGCAAGAGTGCCTTCGGTCGGTATTCGATCCGCAAGGCCCGCCAGTTCCGCCAGCTGGACGCCGTGCGCCGGATGAGCGCCGAGCTGGTCGAAACGCTGGGGCCCGAAGGCCCCGACGAAGTGACCGTGATGGTGGCGGAGATGATCAAGACCGCCGCTTACCAGGCGCTGGAAGGCGGCGAGCTGAAACCGAAGGAAATCATGGAGCTTTCCCGGTCGCTGCAATCGGCAGTAGGCGCGCAATCAAAATCGGACGAATACCGCAAGCAACTGGAGCAGCGCGTTTCGCAACAAGTCGAGGCCGCCGCCGATCGCGCCGAGCAGGTGGTGCGAGAAGCCGGGTTGTCGGTCGAAGCCATCGCCCAGATGCGGCGCGAGTTCCTGGGCGTTAAGTCGTGATCGAGGCGGATACCCTACCTACGGCCGACCAGGCGCCGCCGCGATCGCCGATCGACGATTGGGTGCCCGGCATGGTGCCGCCGCCCGAACTGGACCCGCTGGCCGACGGGATCCTGATGGCGCACCAGAAGGCGTGGATCGAGGATACATCGCCGCTGAAGCTCGCCGAAAAAGGCAGGCGAACGGGCATTACCTTTGCCGAGGCGCTGGATACCACGCTGATCGCGGCTGCGGCGAAGAGCGCGGGCGGGGATTCGACCTATTACATCGGCGATACGAAGGACAAGGGGCTGGAGTTCATCAGCACCTGCGCCAGTTTCGCCCGCCATGTGGCCAAGGAATTCCTGACGATCGACGAATTCCTGTTCGACGACGTCCAGCCCGATGGATCGAGCAAGCAGATCGCCGCCTATCGCATCCGCTTCGCGTCCGGGCATGTGGTGGTGGCGCTGTCCAGCAATCCTGCCAACATTCGCGGCCTGCAGGGTCGCGTGATCATCGACGAGGCGGCCTTCCACCGCAATGTCGCAGCCGTCATTGATGCCTGTAACGCACTGCTGATCTGGGGCGGCGTGATCCGGATCATTTCCACCCACAACGGCAACCTCAACCCGTTCAACGAACTGATCAAGGAAACGCGCGCCGGCCAGTACGACTATTCGATCCACACCATCACTTTCGACAATGCGGTGGAGAACGGGCTGTACGAGCGGGTGTGCCTGATGCGTGGGTGGGAGCCGAGCCCAGAGGGCAAGGCCGAGTGGTACCGCAAGATCCGCCGCGCATACGGCAGCCGAGTGGAAGCGATGCGCGAAGAGCTGGACGCCATCGCGCGCGAAGGCGAAGGCGTACTGCTGCCGCTGGCCTGGATCGAGAAATGTAGCACCGATCGGTACCAGGTGCGGCGGTGGACATCGCCGGCGAAGGACAGCGCGCTGGGCGAATTTGTCCACTGGCCTGAGCGCATGCGCCGCGCCGAAATGCTGATGTGGCTGGAAGACCAGGTGCGTCCGGTGCTGAAGGCATATGCCGGCCAGGGCTTCACCTGGTTTCTGGGCGAAGACTTCGCCATGCGGCAGGACCGCACCTGCCTGGCGCTGGGTTTTACCGACCAGCAGTTGAAGCGGCATGTGCCGCTGATCATCGAAATGGCCCAATGCCCATATGATCAGCAGAAGCAGGCTTTGTTCTGGGCGGTCGATCTGGTGATGGATCTGAACCGGTTCGGCGGCGGCATACTGGACGCTAATGGCAACGGCATGGCGCTGGCGCAGGAAGCGGCACAGCGATACGGGCCCGAACGCATCGTGGAACTGATGCCATCGGATGCCTGGCGGCGCGAAACCGGCCCGCGGTTCCGCGCGGGGTTCGAAGACGGGACGATCCTCATCCCAGCCGATGCCGATATTCGCGGCGACCTGCGCCAGCTGCAGACGATCGGCGGGGTGGCCAAGATGCCCACCGATATCCGCACCAAGGGCACCGATGGCGGCAAACGACACGGCGACGGCGCGATCGCGCTGTGGAATTTTCACGCCGCCAGCATGAACGAGACCATCCCCGATTATGCCTATCGCCCGATCAGATCGGCTGCCGCCACGGGCCATGGGGCCGACGATGACGACGATGGCGATCGGCGCAGCTGGTGGCGGCCGCCACTGGGTGCAGGCCGAGGAATGGGCGCGATATGAGAATTTGCGCGAGAATGGCCGCTGAAGCCGCCCAAGGCCCGGTGACAGCCAATTTTCAAGCGCCTGCCTTCTCAGGGCCGTTAAAATCGCCCGTACGGGGCATTTCAGACCGAAGGGACAATCGAACATGACGGCGCTGGTCGATCAATGGGGCAATCCGCTGCGCAAGGCGGTGCTGACCCGCGAAGTGGCCGGCCCCACGCTGGCGGGCGTGCGCCAGCCGATCGCCGGCTATCCGGCCGATGGGCTGAACCCTGTTCGCCTGGCCAATATCCTGCGCGAAGCCGACCAGGGCGAACCGCTGAGCTATTTCGAGCTGGCCGAGCAGATCGAGGAACGTGACCTGCATTATGTGGGGGTGCTGGGCACGCGCAAGCGGGCCGTCAGCCAACTGGACATCACGGTGGAGCCGGCATCGGACAGCGCCGAGGACCAGCGCCGGGCCAACATGGTCAGCGATTGGCTGAACCGCGACGAGCTGGCCGACGAAATGTTCGATATCCTCGACGCGATCGGCAAAGGCATTTCGTGGACCGAGATCATCTGGGAACACAGCGAGGGGCAGTACCGCCCGCAACGCCTGGAATGGCGCGACCCGCGATTCTTCCGTTACGATCGCGACGGCGCCACCCCAATGCTGCGCGGCGGCGAGGACGGCCACGGCCAGGACAGCCCGCTGCCGGCGTTCAAATTCATCCAGCTGCAGATCAAGGCTAAGAGCGGGCTGGCAATCCGATCGGGGCTAGCGCGCCTGGCGGCGTGGAGCTGGATGTTCAAGGCGTACACGCAGCGCGACTGGGCGATCTTCACCCAAACCTATGGCCAGCCGATCCGCGTGGGCAAGTACCACGCCGGCGCCAGTCAGGACGATCGCGACACGCTGTACCGCGCAGTGGCCAATATCGCGGGCGATTGCGCGGCGATCATCCCCGAAGGCATGAATATCGATTTCGTCGAAGCGGACAATATCAGCGCCGGCGCTGACCTGTACGAGAAGCGCGCCGATTGGCTGGACCGGCAGGTGTCGAAGGCGGTGCTGGGCCAGACCAACACCACCGATGCGCAGGCAGGCGGGCTCGGATCGGGACAGGCCAACGCGCACAACGATGTGCGCGAAGATATCGAGAAAGCGGATGGCAAGGCAGCGGCCGCCGTGCTGAACAGGGACCTGGTGCGGGCCTGGTGCGACCTGGAATTCGGGCCCGGCACTGCATATCCCAAGGTCACGATCGCGCGGCCGGAACAGGAAGATCTGAAGCTGCTTTCCGAAAGTCTGAAGGAGATGGTGCCGCTGGGCCTGCGCGTCAGCGCCACCGAGATCCGCGGCAAGTTCGGCCTGAGCGATCCGGGCGAGCAGGACGAGATCCTGACGGCACCGACATCGGCGCCGATCGCATTCGATCCCGCGCGGACCGGCGCCGATCCCAGCGCGTTGACCCTGCATGCGCGGCAGAGCCCGAAGCATCCGGCCGAAATCATCGCCCTGCAGCTGGCGGACAAAGGCGATGCCCATGTGCGTGAGATGGCGGGCACCATCGAGACGATGCTGGAGCGCGCCGGGGACCTGCATGAATTCCGCGCCATGCTGGCCGGCGCATTCGGCGATATCGACAGCACCGCCCTGGCAGAGGTGATCGCCGGTGGGCTTGCGGCTGCGCACGCCGCGGGGCGGAGCGACGTGACCGACGAGAGCGCCTGATGTCCGGCGAGAGCGAGCAGCACCCATCCAGCGTTTCGGGTGCGCTGGGTCGCCCGTTCACCGAACAGGTAGCCTTCTTCCGCAACAAGCTGGGCAACCAGGTGCCGACAAGGCGGTGGGACGATATCACCGGCGCCGCGCACGACGATGCGTTCATGGTGGCCGGCGCGGTAAAGGCGGATCTGCTGTCCGACCTCGCGGCCGCGGTCGACAAGGCGATATCCGAAGGGCGTGGGATCGAGGAGTTCCGCCGCGATTTCCGCGCGATCGTTAAGCGTCATGGCTGGACCGGGTGGGCGGGCGAAGGCAGCACCGGCGGTGAGGCCTGGCGGGTAGGCGTGATCTATCGCACGAATTCGTACACGAGCTATGCCGCAGGCCGATACGCCCAGCTGCAGGCGGGTAATTTCCCCTGGTGGGTCTATCGCCATGGTGGCAGCCTGGAGCCGCGGCCGCAGCACCTAAGCTGGGACGGCACGCCACTGCCCCCCGATCACCCTTTCTGGAGAACGCATTATCCGCCCAGCGACTGGGGCTGTTCCTGCTATGTCGTAGGCGCACGGAGCGCGCGGGGCATCAAGCGGGTGGGCGGCACGCCGGGCAAGCAGCTGCCCGATGGCTGGAATTCCCGCGATCCCAAGACGGGAGCGCCGCCCGGCATCGGCAAGGGGTGGGATTATGCGCCGGGAGCAAGCGTTTCGGAAACGGTACAGGCGATGGCCAGCAAGGTGGGCGCCTGGGAATACCAGATTGGCAAGGCTTTCATGGCCAGCCTGCCGGCCGGAACCGCCGACGCCCTGGC